CTGCCGTGCGCAACGCCCGTGGTGTGTACAAACGGGTGGCTGTGCCGCTCAATCTTATCGCCCGCATCCATGCGCCAGACATCGACGCGCATCCCGTTCCATTCGTGGACTGTGACCATTTTCATCGCCATCAACTCTTGTCTAATATAAGAATAACAGTTACGCGTGTAACTGTCGTCACTGACACAACGTTAAAGGCAAGAAAATCATTATTGACTACCGCTGTTGATGTCCATCCTGTAGGAGTCTCTCCAGTATCAATCTGAGCGGATGATAAAGACGGTTTGTTTCCCGCTCCGACCATAGACGTTACAGGTACGGCCGCGAACGCTCGCAAAATATCTACTACAATAGAACCTGACTGATCAGCAATTATTCGCCATGATATAATATTAGCAGGAAATGGTATATTAATTTGACCCTTGTTTCCTGTTGTAATCGCGACTCCGCCACCGTCAATAATAAACTCTATCGCCGTTCTAGCATTAAGGTTACCAACCGCATCAACAACGAAACCACCGGCCCCGCTATTTAGAGCTAGCAGCGGCGTCGCGCGGTAGACTTGTCCGGCGACGATATCGCCGGATCCGCACTGAACTGAGCCGTTCCATTTGTAGGCGTTGCGTGCGCCGACACCGCTGACATTCATCGTAACCGCGCCGTTTGATGTCTGCGCGGCAGCAAAGACGAATGACGGCGCGAGGTCGGGGTAGCTCGATATCGTCGGGGTGTTTGTTCCAGGCGCAAGGGCAATCGTATTTTGTCCGGTCGCCGTGCAGGGGATGGAACCAAGCGCAGCAACGGCATTGTAGTTTGTATCAAGCAACGAAAGAGGATCAGTTGCCGCTGTGATCGCACCGAAGATAACCGGAAGCGCCAAAGGAAACTCCTATGCGCCTATCCAGTTTACACTGTTAGAAAACACAAGTGTATTGACCGCGCCGCCCCCAACAATTATCGCGCCAATCGCCGGTAAGAGTGCGTCGGTCACGATCAGGAATTGCCCCTTGTTTGCGTTGCTGGGTGCGGGGAGGGCCCCAACTGTGGTAAAGGCAGTCACGGGGCCGCCGTTCGTCATGCCTGTCCCGCCCATTGTTACGGGCAGAGGATTCGGCGGTGGATTATAACCACCTGACATTTATGCCCCCATTGCGGTGTATATATCGCCGGTTATCGTCGCGCCAACGACAACTATTTGCAGACCTAGCGCTGCGGCAGTTGCTTGCCACCACGGGTCGCCGTTTATGGGAATATCGAGAATAAATAATCCGTTAGCCGCAAGATTATATACCGCAGAGATGTCGTTTCCTCCGGTATCCTGAAACTTGAATGTTGCCGCCGTCGTCAGGTTTCCACTCAAAATTAGACGATATATCCCTGCCCTTTGAATTCCAACTACCTGAGATGCCGCCAGAAAAACTGTAGTTGCCGCCGGGAAAGATACCGTAGCGCTTTTGAAAGCCTCAGAACGAAACCGCAGACCACCGGCCATTTACTGTACCTTCAAATCAGTGATTGCGGCGGGGGCGGTGAAAGGGACCGTGACCGAATTGCTTACCGCCGAAATATCCGGCGGGCTGGCTGTGTCCTGCGTCACGGCGACGAACGAATGGCCGGCCGTTACGTTTGCAGAGCACGTCCCTGTTGTTGTGGTTGGTGGGATTGTGGTCGGGCACGGAATCAGATTCCCCGGCAAGCCGGGTGTTGGAACGCTCGTATCGTAAAGCGTAAACCCTCCGATTTGCGTGAGTGGAAGTGCCGATCCGTCAGTGCGCAGTGTGGGCCACGTCCAACTAAACGTCTTGGTTACCGCGAGGGCCGGCGTCACGGCGAGAACGATAACGACGGCCGTAAGAAACCTTTTCCACATACTGCTCTCCCATCACAATCCGTCGTTTCCGCCGGTATTTTGCAACCCGAGGATTGAGCACAATCCTCCGTTTTTTCTTCAATATTCCAAAACCAGCACGTTCATGGTTGCGCTCGACACCGCACTCCACGGCCCGCCCATACCGCCCTGTACAACAGCCTGAAGATTGGCAGGAGGGGTGAAACAGGGACTTGTTGCGCCCGTCGCGCCTTGTAACTGGAACCCGGTCGTTCCCGTCACAGGAGTAAGCGCCGCGCCCGCAAAGTTGAACGATGGAATAATCGTCAACGTTTGAGCAACGGGTGGCATACAAATCTGAATCGACTTGCGCCCTGGATTTGCGCCGACAAGAGTAGCCGCAGTGGTCGTTACTGAAACAATAGAAGCCAAAGGCAAATTGATCGTTGGCTGCGCTTTGGGCGGAACCGTCACAAACAAAATCGCCGCCATTGCGAGGGCGAAAAGCCCGACGATGAAAATACGAGGGCGCACAGGACTTTTCATGGTGTCTGGTCTCCGGTCTGTGGCAGCTTGTCGGCGTAGTCCAACACTGCCCGAATTGTGTCCGCGTCTAACGAAGGTTTCGGTGCGTCATTTTGACGCGACATAGACGCAAAGGGAGTCAGGGATTCCCGCAGCCGTTTCAGCTCGCGCTCATGATAGGCGATTTGCCGGGTGACCGCAGCATAGATTTTGCCCACGGCGTCGATCAGGGCCGCGTTTCCCTCAAGAGGGGCCTCCTCGATGCCCCTGATAGTCAGAGTAGTTCTGTGCGGCACAATCGGCGATGCATCCACAACCGCATCGGAACCAACGAAGGTGCCGTTGCCGAGCCGGGCCGGCGACTCGTACGGCGTTTCCTTGTAGGCCGCCCTGGGGGGTTTAATCCTCTCCGAAGAAGCTTCCGTCATCGTCGTCACCTTTGATTTTGGTCAAGATCGCAAGCAGCTTAACGCAGTTGGCATAAAGCGCGTTGCGCTCCTTGAGGTCGTACGTTCGGCAATCCTCTAGATCCAGTTCCATTGAAGATTGGAGCAACGTGACAAATCTTTCCTCACGTTTTTCACCTTCAGCCTTGGTTTTGGCTATCTTGTCGGCGAATCGAGCGCGCTCAACCTCAGCCAATTCAGCAAGGGCGGCCAAGTCAGGTCCACCGTCCTCTGACTTCGCTGTTGAAGAACGAACCGCGCGAGGAGGCATTCAACCACCTGAGAAAATTGAACATCGACACCCGGTGATAGGGATACACCGCACCGTCGGTAAAAGTCACGTCCAGATTGCCGGAAATTAGCCGGTAGCGAAGCGACGCGATGCAGGATGAGGTCACCGGAATCTCCACTTCGCCCGACTGGTCAGCAAGCGCCACGACCTCTTGCGCGCGCAGCACAGCGCCGGAAGCGAGGGCGGCTAGCGCTGCCGCGGCGGCGGACGCGGCCTCTCCACCAAGCTCTAGCGGAGACTGGAAGGTGTTTTGTTGGTTAGGCATTTATTTGGGTTTCCACCATTTCGCCGCCGGACCACAGTGCTCGGAATGAAGTCTGACAGCTTCCAACGATATGGAACACTCGCCCACCACCCTTGATCCATCAGACGCAGATTCCCCGTATAGCAATCTCGCAAGCGGTGTTATTTGTGGCGCAAAGCAGTGATACGACCTTTCCAATTCGGCCCCGTGGTTACGGCCGAAATATCCGCAATCGGTGCATGTTTTACCGCTCATTTCGCTATATCCGTTCATATATAACGAGTGAATTTTTTCCTGTTGGGATTCAATGTCCGTATCCGCCGCCATGTTCGTAGCCCAAAACATCATCGCTACTGAGCGGCCCCGCGGTTGACAATACGTCCTTTGAGGGTGGAACTAGGGTTGGCTTCGATCCTCTCCGCGTTTTTGCTGCCTTCGCCTCCGCGGCTGCCGTCTCCGCCGCCCTTCGCCCTTCAAACGTGTCTAGGACACCTTGCGAGCGCGCTTTCGTCGCCCCCCAATCGCGACGGCCGCTACCCAGCCACGTACCAAGGAATGTTGAGGCCCCGCCCTCGATTAGAGCGCGTTCCAATGGCCCGAGACTAAGCACGTTGTCCCAGGCCCGCTGCACCTTCTCTTGCGCACCGGGATCACTCGATAGCTGCCCGACCACCATGTCGTAGAAATTAGGCATTTGCCCCATGATCCACGGCGCAGCCAAACCACCGGCTATTTCGGTCGGGCTGAATTGCCCCATTCCTTGGGCCTGTTTCAGGATGTTCTCTGCAAGGTCCGCGTCTGCCTTGCGTCCCTTCGAAGCTTTCGCACCCGGTCCCCACGCGGCACGAAAGGCTTCCTCCGCGTCGGTCGTCGCCTGTTTGATCGTGCTTGATCGCCCGGCCGCCAGTTTTCCAGGCAACAACGCTGCCCCCACCATGCCAGCCGCCTCAAGACCACCGACCGCTTCGGGGTAGCGCTCCGCGATGGTCATGCTCGACTGTCTACGTTCCTCCATACCGCGATTGAACATTTCCTGCGCTTCGGGGAGCGACCCTGCGCCTTGAATTTGCTGTTGCCATTGCGGCTTTAGACTTTTGATCGCGTCGGCGTTCCCCGCGAACCAATCTTCGCGCTGTTTTTGCGTCTGCCCTCTTGCCTCTGTCTCGCGCTCCGTTGCTCGTTGTTCTTCAGCGGCCTTACCCTGTTGGGCCATGAACGCGGCGGTAATCTCGCGTTTACCCTTTGGCGAAGCCTCATCGTACTGTTTCTGCAACGACCGGCGCACCTTCGGGTCCGCGACCGAATCGAACATGCCGCCCGCCGTGGCAGTTGGGGCAGTCGCCGCACCAAGACCGACCGCGCCCGCTATTCCTTTTTTGACGGGGCCGGGGAGGAAGGGAGCGGCCGCGAGGCCGCCTTGAATCGCAGCCTCTCCAAAGTCGCCACGCATCGCAGACTTAGCCGCGCCTAAACCTGGGACAAGCAGATCCTCTAGTTGCCCCGTGAACTCACTTTCGCCGCGCCCGCCAGATGGCTTCACAGCCTGCCGCTGGCGCATCGCCGCTAGTTCGTTCGGCTCGCGTTCCTCCGCTGTATGGAAAGCTTCCTCTGGCGACGCACCTTCGCCATAGTAACTTGTCCCTTCCGGCGATTTGAATTCGTAAATCGGCATTATTGCGATCCTGCCTTGTAGTGATCGTTAATGCGCCGGGCAACTTCAAGCGCCTGTTCTTTTGTAAAAACAACAGGAATGGTTTTATCTCCATCCGTAATTGACATACACCACCAATCGCAGATCGACGGAAAGCCAAGATTGACGTGATCGTGTGGCATCACTGTACCTCCCTAACTATCCATCCGGGCGGCCAAGCTCCTATGCGCACACCTGAAGGTTCCCGGCGGCCAACGGACCCTGGGGCCGCGCCTTCGGTGGCAGCGGTTGTTCGTTCAACTGTTTTTCGCGTGAGTTCCGGAACTGACGCTCGGCGTTCCGGGCTGATCGGTGGAATGTTGATAGGCGCGGACTCCCCGCCTGCCCGCAGACTGCGAATGTTCGCCGACTCCCGTTCTGCAAGCCTTTGAATGTTGCGCAAAATCGCGTCGTAAGCCTCGGGGCCATCGGAGGCCGCAATCAACTGGCGGGCATGGTCGAACGCGGAAACTGTGATCACGCCACTTCGCGGATTTAGCACCGCTGCAAACAGTCCTGCCAGTTCTTCGTTGGCGACCTTGAAATTACGGATGGCCGGGTCGCTGATTTCCTCTGCCGCTGTCTGATACAGTTGATTGATACGTTTGAACTCCGTAGCGGGCACAGCATTAGCGGCTTCCGCTGCATTCGTTAGAACAGGTCCGGCCCGGCTCATGACAATTTCGATATTCGCGCCTGCAACGTTGAACGTTCTCGCCGCCGACGTTTCACCAGCACGCCTCGCCATCGCCGGGGTTGTTTCCTCAATGTTCTTTACGTTAGCGCGACGCTTAAAGGCTCCAAAATCTAGCCCTCTTGCGCTGAGTTCGTCGGCAATCATCGCCTCACGCAGCCCCATGGGAGTGTTTCTTGGTGTTGCCTGAGATGGGGGCGGCCTCAACAAATTCATTGTTTGCTCAATTCGCGTTTGCCCTTCTTGGCTTTGCAGGTATGCCCTCGCAGCCTCCTCCATTTGCGCCTGCTTGACTGCCTGTTCGCGCTGTTGCTGCCGAGCATATTGCTGTGACAGACGATCAGAACTTATCTGTGCCGTTTCTGCCGCCTGCGCTCGCTTGTCGAAAAACTGCGCCATCACGAGGCTGTTCTTCGTTTTTGCGGCCGTTATCGCCGCCTGATCATCGTATTTTTGGCCAGTGATTTGCATTGCAACGGACATTTGCTCAATCGAGAATTTACGGTTTTGTAAAATCTCCTTATATTCGTCCATTGCCTGTTTGTTGGTTTCCAACGCCCTTTTATTCTCCGTCTCCCATATTCTCATATTCTGATCGAATTTTTGTTTCGACCCTTCCTGATATCCCTCCATTGCGCCCGTAAACGCTGCGAGCGCGTTCGTCTGATGACGCCGAGTAAACGCACCAGCAAGAGAGCCAAGAAGGGCAGAAGCAAATAGCCACTGTTCGTCATCGTGTTGATTCTGTCGTTTCGGTGTTTCTGGGGGCTTTTCCTGCCTTGGAGGCTGCGGCAACGGCCGTTGAACCTCTGAAAGCGCTCTCTGCCGCAGAGGTTCCATTTCGCGCTGGCGTTGCTGCAAATTGCCTTCTTCAAGCGCTTGCGATCTTTCCATTGCGGCGATCGCCGCGTCCGACCGGCTGCGATCTTGTTGAATTTGGGCCTGAAGATCAGGACGCGCGGGGACGGGTGGAGCTATAGCGGGAGGCGCAGACGGGGGTATCGTCACCATCGCGGACGACGGGTCGAACGAAAGAACGTCATCCTGTGCGAGAACGTCGGGCATATGCCTTCGCCCTTTTCATGTCGGCTTGTGCAGCTTCTTTGGTTCCGAATGGTTGCCGACATGTGACGCCACGATTGTCAGTCCACCACCATCCTGTGTGACCCATCTGGAACACTTTCCAGATGTATCCCACTAATTGTCTTCCCTGAAACATCTATGCCGCCTTAAGAGTGATTGTCTGCCCGCCACCGGCCGCCAGCCCAAGCGACTTCGTGGCGTTGATTAGTTGGTTGGTGAACGCCGTATCCGCGGCCAACTGCATTTGCGCAATAGAGGTAAGTGCCGTTGATGCCTGTCCAGTTTCAGCAAGGGCGTTGGTTATGTTTTGCTGGATCAACTGCGCCGTTTCCTTCGTAATTTGCTGGTCAATAGCCGCTTCTATTTGCGGCCAGCGAGCGTCCTTGCTTATGTCGGTCACACCTTGGTTGTAGAGGGTCTGCCTCCACTGGTTGGTCAAGTCCTGCTTGTCGGAAGCGAGCTGTGCGGTCTGCCCCGCATTGAGTTTGCCGGCGCGCGCCGACGCAAGATCAGACATGCCCTGTTGCGACAAAGCATTGGCTTGGGCCTGAAGCTGTTGTGCGGCGGGCGACAATTGAGCCTCGCCCATCCCGAGCGTCAATGCGAGCGGTGCGCCAGCAAGCGCGAGTTTCGTCCACGGACTCGACATGATCCCGCCGAGCTTGTCGGTTGCTCCGCTGAGGAAACCACCGCCGCCATCGGTCGCCGATGGGGCTGTAAGGCCCGCCCATTCCTCATTTGCGGCAACAGATGGTGTTGCGCCTGCCCCGCCAGGGGCCGCCCCTGCGCCACCTCCCGCGGCTGGTGAGGTGAATCCCGCGTCGGTTCCGGTCACTCCGGTCGTCGAGCCGGAAAGATCGGTCGCGCCGGCCCCGAAGGTATCGCCAAAATTTGCAATCGCCGGGTCGCCGAGAACGTCAGATCCGAGCCCTGCGCCCGAAATGTCGAAAAGCCCGGCTGTGTCGAACGATGTGCCCGGTGCAAACGCCAGGGCCTCGGACGGCAACCCGCCAGCGCCAAAACCAAAATCGGCACCAAGTCCCAGGTCGGCTGCTTCCGCTGCGCCAATCCCCGCACCAAGGTCGGCCGCACCTAAACCCGCGCCGATGTCGGCAATACCAAGGTCGGCCGCCAGCCCGCCCTCTGCCGCTCCAAGTCCAAGATCCGCCGCACCGGCTCCTAACGCCGCTTCGCCGCCGAGTTCCGCGCCGGCTTCAGCCGCCCCAAGAGAACCAAAGGCTTCCGGTCCCAGAGTTCCTAAACTTGCAATCGTTGCTATGGCCGCAGCCGTCTCGCCTATTTCAAGAGGGTGGTTAGCAAACGACGACGGGGCATGGGAAAGATCGGTCCCCAGGTTGCTGAAGTTGCCCTCAAAAAAGGTCTGACATGAAACTCATATCAGCACCTCCTTTCTCGATAACATGATCACGCTGCCAAACCTGGAACCCCGCCGCCGGATTGACCGCCTGTTTGTTGCATCGTTTGCTGTTGCACGAGCGCCAAAACCTGCGGCCAACGTGGGTCGGATGGCGGAATTATCTGTGCCCATTGGGCAAGTAGGCTGTCCTGCGCTTGCGTCATAGCAGCTATTTGGTCGGGCGTCAGACCTTGCCCACCTAACCAATCTGCAAACCCGCCGCCAGCAAGGCCCCCAAAGGCACCGCCCACTCCTAAGCCGCCAGTCCCGCCAGCTCCAGTCAAACCAAGACGTGAGGCAAGGTCGTTAAAAAAATTATTGCCGCCACCTACTGCACCACTGGCCTCAGCCAAAGCTTGTTCCGCAGTCAGGTTGGTTCCCCCGATTCCAGTTCCGCCAGCAACGTCGCCCGGTAGACCTCCGGCTCCGCCACCTAAGCTCAAAATATCGCCCCCGCCCGGCGACAGAACGTCAATTATGCCGGGAGTACCGGCAAGGCCCGGAGTGCCAAAAGGTGGCGTGAGGCCGCCGCCACCACCGCCGCCGCCGCCACCACCCGTTCCAATCGGAACACCAAAATTACCACCACCCCCGCCACCACCACCCGAAACACCTAACCCGGCGCCTGTTATGCCACCGCCGAAGTCCGTTCCCGGTGCGGTACCGCCAAGAGAAATACCGCCTACCGCGCCCGGTCCGACACCCGTATGTGTCCCCTGTTCTATGCCCGATGGCGGATTGCCGAGAACGCTCTGCGTACCTGGTGTAAGCCCTGGTTGATCACCCCTCCCGGGGTTTGCAAGTTGTTCGAGGTCTAGAGCTGTCGCTTGCGGTAAACCACCTGGCGTTGTTTGGGGGGCACCAACATCGGCAATCTCCCCCTGCGGCCCCACACCGGGCGCATCCCCGAAAGTAAACCCCCCCGTGCTGAATCCGAAACTATCTGGCGCACTACTGCCACCGGGGGCCTCGAATCCCTGAGCGGCCGCGCCAGTTATGCCCATACCGGCGGTTTCTGCTTCCGTACCACTAAAATCGAATCCGCCCGCCGACGATATGCCGCCCGTAGCTGTTGGCGACCCGCCAAAACCCGAAGGATCGCCAAATCCGCCCGGCCCCCCAAATCCGCCCGTAAAGCCACCCAATCCGGCGTCAAAGCCGACTGCCGAGGTACCAAGGCCGCCCATAGCGGCTGCGCCGGGTTGGCCGCCGGTTGCTTCCGTAATGCCCGTGGCACCGGCACCAAAGCCGCCGGGCGTGCCACCAAATCCAGGGGCGGCAGCGCCGCTAAACCCCTCCGCAGCGCTCATCCCCGGTGCGCCAGCTCCCGTGCTTGCTCCCCCTTCGGTGCCCTCGCCCGGCCCGCCACCTCCCGCGCCACTCGCACCGCCTTCTGATGCTCCACCGCCAGCTCCAGTGCTGCCACCTTCCCCCGCCGTTCCGCCAGCCGTTCCGCCGGTAGCATCGCCTTCGCTGCCACCGGAATCCCCTTGCCCGCCCTCCCCACCACCGCCATCGCCTCCCCCATCGCCCCCTCCGTCTCCGAAGTTGGCGTTGCGGAGAAGTTTCCAAACGAAGCGGGGCAGGAATTCATTCATCTGATCACCTCAACACACGCTCATAATAACCACCGGGATGATCATTAGGCCAGCCATTACAGTGCGCCAGTTCGTGCCGGGCGATATCGGGCATGTCGAGCCGGAATACGTAGCACTTGCCGTCCTTGAGAAAAGCGCAGCCCCCGCCGCCCGCCCCCGACGCTTGTGAAAATCCATTCCGGTCAAACCACGACCGACAAGGCGATTTCTGCAATTCGTTCCACTGCATGACCTGCTCAATCACCGGAATAGTCGGCGGGTGATCGTACTGCGACGGCGGTAGCAATGTTCCCATGATGTTCCTCCGGTATCCGGCTGGTCCTGCGCCTTCGGCGGAGGTAAACAACAAATTGCTTTGAAAGCAATGTCATAAATGCAACTCTGATGTGCGCCAACGCTGGTACTGCCTTAGCAATCTATGATGTTTCTTGTGGCAGCTTCGACATAATATTTCGACATCTTCCGGTAATTCATAATATATTCTTTCGTATGTTTTGTGGTGCATTTCTAATTTTTGTGTAGAACCGCATCTTTCGCACTTGAAACCACGATCTTTAATAATTTTCCACCTAAATTCCCTCACGCGATGGTATATCTTCCGCCACCGTTTTAATTTTCCGTCCACTGTGACGTATTCATATATTGACATTCTTAGTCCACCTTGTTCCCCATTTCTCGAAGCCAATATCTTGCATCAACGTCGGGTGATTGTACGCGCCCCTAATGCTGTCACAAATCCTCACCACACCGGCTTTTGCCAACTCCGTGTGACACATCACCTTGACCGTCTTTCCGACACCCGAGCGGCGAAATTCCTTTTGCACAAACCAAAGACCGTCGTACGCCACGCGTTCGTCAAAGTTCAAATCGCGGCACCACGACGAACAGGCGTAGCCGAGCGGTGCTCCGGTCTCTATTGACCGCGCCACGATCCACACAAGGCGCTTCTCGAATTCGATTTGATGATACCGTTTGAAGTCAAGATTAAACGGTTTCCCACGCACCTCTCGGCCGTGTAAATCAAACAGGCGCGCGAACTCGCTTTTTGGGCCGGGAAATATTTCTTTCTGGTAGCGCACAAACTCAAGGTCTGGAACCGCTTGCAGCATTACCCAACTCCGAATGCCTGATCTAATTCTTGGTGCTCCACAGCGTGGATATTCAACCAGTCATAGAAAGCAGTCTCATTGTCTAAATCGACCTCGGATAGGTTGATGCCCGTAACGTTGGCGTACGGTCGGATTTGTTCGTGCCACTTTTCATGGGAATCAAGCCAGTCACGACGCCCAATCGGACCGGCTTCCATGTTGAGAATGGGGAACTCCGGTATCAGGACCGCAGGCGTGCGGGCTGCGAGAACGGCGTTGTAGCGAAGGTGCTGCCGGAAATGACCAACAAGAAATTCGCCGCTTCCCGCAGCGTCTCCGAATTGGAAAAGGTTAAAGGAAAATTCAGTGCTCATTGGTTCTCATATACTCCGGACGCAATTGCACGGTCATTTACCAACCAATTCGTTGCGTCAGCCTTGTCACAGTTGGCCGTCGTTGGATTAAAAACGACGCATCCAACACCCTTGTTAGTCGCCGTGTTTGTACCGGCCAGAAATGCCGTAGAGTTGACCGTATTCGGTGTCGTGAAAGCGACCGGGCGCGTGCATGTTCCGATTGCTGTTATGGTGAAATCTATTTGAGACCACGTCGTTTTCCCCATTGTCTTGAAACGCGCGGAGTTAACCGTAAATGTTGCCGTTCCGCAGACGAGCGACGGCGTGAAAGCTGTCCATGCCGTGCCGGTGTCTCCGGTTCCGCCGCTGGCAACAGCCAGGGCACCACCATTGAATTGCAACACACCGTTAAGATCACCGTTAATCGTTGATGTGCGAATCGTGCCGCCGGCATCCCTGCCCCCAAATTGCAATTGTTGCGATGGCACGCTGTTCGCGGTGCCGTTGGTTCCAAGATATGCGCCTCTGGTTACTGCGCCATCGGCAGAAAACAAACAAGTAGACCAGATTTTCCCGGCGCTGGCTGGCGTTTGACATGCCAAAGCGGTAGCGGATGTAGATTGAGCGGTACCGCTCATCTGCATACTGATTCCGGTAACGACAGTTCCGGTATTGTTGACGTTGAAGTCCAACTCGTTTTGTAATTTCACGCCGCTTAAGCTGGCAAAATCTCCCACCGCAGCATTGATGCCAAACATATTGGCGTTGTTGGCATTGGCGAAAGATGAGAAGTAGCCCCCTACATAACCGCCCGTGCTGACCTGGGCGGCATTGGATTTTACATAGCTGGCAATTCCATTGACCTGATAAACCGTCGAGGTGTTTGGAACGAGAACGCCAGCCGCCAGTGCCTCCGTTGCGAAGTTGCCGCCCTGATGCGTTGAGAATTCCGTCGATGGGCTAATCCCATTTAGAAGAAACGTCGAAAGGTCGTTTTGTTGAGTGTTGGTGAACACTCCCGGCGCTGCGATGGCACCGCCCCCAGAAACGAAAGCTGTGGATGCACACGCATTGGAGTTGTCTCCAACGGGTCGCGTTGGGCACGTCGGATTTTGCGCGAGGGCAGCGTTGGTGATGAGACTGAAAAGAAGCGCCAGGAACAGCCGTTTCATTGCGATTCCTCCATAATCGTCAGCGGATTTCCGGAAGCACTAACCGAAAGGGCCTGAAATCCCTGTTTGGCCGCTTGACCTGAAAGAACTATTTGGCCGCCGTTCGCAAACACGCGGAAACCGCCACCGAGGGCCGATATTGTTGGAACTAGGGCAACACTACCGCCGCCGGGAGTCCCTAGCAAAACGGTGAGAGGGAACACGACAATATCGACCGTTCCAGGATTGTGAAACGTGATCTTGCCGCGTCCGGCATTTATGCCGATAACCGTAATCGGCGTTGTCGAAATCGTATTGAACGCCAGGATTAACGAATTCTGCAAGTTTCCGGTCATGGCGACGTTCCCCACAAATCTGCGTCGTTGTATTCGTCGGCTATCGCATTAATTGATAGACCTAAGACACTTCCTTGCACGGTATTACCGATGAATTTTCCGTATCCTTCCGTGTCCTGATAAGGGAACTTAAAACCGCCAGTTACGAAATTGAAGTTTGCAGACAAACTATTTAGAAACTGCACAATCTGACCATTATTATTTACCCATGTGATGAGAGAGACCGCGACGAAAATATATGCGTTCGATCCGTTTTCTGTGTCCAGAGACATCGTAAGGTTTTGCGCCGTTTGCGTTGTCACCGCAATACCAGACGTTACGGCTTTCTTCGCCGTCACCAAATTTCCGTGTGGCGTTAGCGAAGTGATCAGCAAAATCGGAACAGCCACAGCCTTGTTGGCAAGCAACTGCGTTACATCGCCACCAGACGATCCGAAAGTCTCGACCTGCGTTGTCGAGGCCAGAGGTACGGAGCAAATAGACAACAGCGCGCCTTGCGAAACGACAAACCATTTGTTTTGCTGGAACACAACGATAATTGAGCGAGCGCCTAGCGTCGGATCGTTATACTTCAGCAAAAGTAGGTAACAGTGAATATTCGACAAATCATTGAGCGCGGCGCTTGGTTCCAAACTAAAATCAGTCAACTGAAAAATTCCGTCAAGATCGTCAGATATCTTTTGCACCGTTGCGCCGAATATACCGTACACACCTTGTTTATTTGCGATCAAGACAATACGATTATACGACTGAATTGACATCAGGAATGATGTTCCAACATCCGAAGAAAGCGTAAGTATAGTAAAGAGTGTGATTGAGGCAGATACGGTAATTGAGCCGATTTGTTTAATGCTCTGATCTCCAAAAATGTACAGGAAGTTGTTAAGCGCGCGCAGTCCGGTGATGGAATGCACCAAATCCGCGTCAGTAATTGTGGTTGATCCGGCCGCGTCGGCGGGGTTGATGTCATCGAATGTCTGACCTGTTGACGTTCCCGTGCCAGTGAAATTGAGAATACGACCGTTAGCCCACCACACGCGCCCCGCGAATACGGTTATGGTGGTGCCGGTGACCTGCGGCCAGACAACGACGGTTGCGGTTGCGGGTGTTGTGTTAGCCCCCGTGAAAACAACCACAATTGCCGCGCCTGCCGCATTTCCAGTTCCTGAATTTGTGAGATTAACCGCGACAACTGAGCCTCCCGAAAGGACTGCCGTAGCCGTTGCACCTCCGGCGTTTCCGCCTGCGCCTCCGGTAAAGCTGACTGCGGGGGGTGCGCCATAACCTGATCCTCCATTTGTGACGTTGATATTCGGCGAAATGCCGCCGGACTTGACGAATAAAGTGCCGTCCCAGGTCGCATAGCCTCCGGTTGCGTCCATGATCAAAATGCGCTTGGACGCGAACAAAACTATGTCTGGTTTTGCAGAAAATGTTCCATTAGGGGCGAATGCTGTTTGGGCTCCTGTGCCGGCATTGACAGCGGCAATACCACCGGAGACAAAGCACAATATAATATAATCGACGCCACCTATATTAGCAGGAAATTGTCGTGATATAGTCTGAATTGGGAAATTGGCTAACTGTGAAGCCGGAGCCGGAACTGTCTGCAAATCATTCGGCGCAATTGGTTGTAGGTTTTCCATCCACGCCACCTCTTTCTCTGAGAGATTTTGGCGAGCAACCTTCGTATTCATTTTCTCGAATTGCTGAAACAGAATAAATTTAGAGTTCCCAACCTGGGACGACTGTCGAAATGATTGTGGAGAGAGGCCCATTACCTTGCCGCCCTATCGTCAAACAAAATAGTGCCATCCGGCGCAACAAGTTGATCTTTGTCGTTCCACCGAGGGGCATTCGGTGCAGCCCATTGGCTTTCATTGGAAAACGTCTCGTGGTATGGCGTTTTCCAGTAGTCTGGATAATGTAGGCGTCTGTCGTTAGGATCAACCGCAGAAACGGCGCGTGGGTCACCTGACATGAGAGCCTGCCAAAACCCGCGCATGTCATAGTCCTGCGGCCCCGGATCAAATTGGAATGGTACATTATTTTGCTGTACCCATTTACGAAAATCTGTTTCACGCAGTCCTAAATCAGTATTGAAATTAGAGGAGTCGCCAGCAATCCAGTCCTTATTGCGTGCAAAGTTCGATTGTAGATCAGGCTCGTCAGCGGGGAGCAGCCCCATCGGACTGACGGGCGATAAGACATCATCAATCGCAAGAACGTCAGCCATTGAACGCTCTGTTGACCTTGCGCGCGAACGTCGTGTGGTACGGGTTAGGAATACGAATGCCTGCCGACGTTGTAATGAAGTGGGGCACGAGGTGGGCGTAGCGATCCTCAAGCGCTGCGACCTGCCCAAAATTCTGATGCTTGTACAGCAAATAGGCCGCGGCCTTGAACTGCACCGCTTTGTCCCACGGATCGACCAACTGCGTGTCAACATCTGTTGTTGCAACGAGAGGGGCCGGCAAAAAGGATACGTCCCACTCGGATAGGTACATCTGGTCTGGCGGGGCCTGAATATAGACTTGCTGCCCCTGTTGGTGTTGGTTGTAAACTGACGGAGGCTGCACAAAAGTTGTTGTGGCCCATGCCCGCGCATATGCCTGAAAAAGCTGAAACGGCAGGTAGGACAGCGAGCGCCGCTGTTGATTCCATATGTACGAAATACCTATAATTGACAATGGGTTACCGATTATTGTTGACAGCGGATTGGCCTGGAACAACGGAACCGCAGCCGCCGCCGCACCCGATCCTGTACCACCGACCGTCACCGCCGGAACCGCATTATAGCCCTGCCCCCATTGCGTCATCGTGATTGACGTGAGTGCCCCGGAAACGAGAGTTCCTGCCCCAAGGGCCTGCACGCCACCGGGCGGGGGCGCAGCGAACGTTACCGCAACCGTCGAGCCCGCGCCGTAGTTCGATCCGCCGGCCGTGACTGTCGCGCCCGCGATCGCGCCGTTGAGCGCGTAGATTTCCTTGCCCTGCAAAATTTGGATACCAGTGACGTTTTGCCGCACACACCACATGTCGCGGGCCGCGTCGATCCGGGCGTCGTTAATCCGGGAAATTACGCGGGAGAGCGGCCACGAACTGTTCGTGCTGTCGTGCACGATTTCAAGCACGTCGTTGATGTAGTCCTGCAACTGCACAGCCTCTTCCCTTCTCTGGGAAAGCGCTCTATAAAAGAAGCGCTACCTCGGCCAGAGTTAGAGCCCGCGCAAGCGGGGTTTTCAGATGGAGAGCCCGTCGTTAACAGCGGCGGGCTCATCTGCATTCTAGGTGATGTTGTGGAGGTGGGGAAGGGCCGCGGCCTTAGCCGTACTGACGCCCTCGCCCTATTTCCCGTTGGCTATCGCCGTGGGAAATTCATCGCACCGCGGTGCCGCGGTCAACGCGCTGCCGGTCGGTCCGCGGCTTTGCCCGTTTGCGCCGGCCAACCTTCGTCGTTGGATCGCCCTCGGGAGGCGGATTCGGCCGGTCATCTTCCTCGTTGCCAAGATCGACCGGAATCGGGTCGTTCGGATTGCGACGCACGAGGTCATAGAAGATAGGCCGCAACTCGATTTTCGAGGCAAGGACTTCATATCGAGGCGGGCCGTCTCCCAGCCCTTCGGGCTTCAAATAATCTCTCCCGCTCCACCCGTAGCGCTTTGCCATGTGCAACGCGCGGTCCTGGAGCTCGCCGGGGTAGCCGAAACAGTGCGTGGCCTGTTCCGCGGTCACATCAACGCGGACCTCCGGGGGGAACCGGATGGGGACGCCGTTAAACATATCGTTGATCAGAAATTCGTTGTGGTTGATCACCTCAACCATCATCACGGCCGGCGAAGGCCGGTCGGCTTCCGGTTCCGTCATTTACTGCACCATCGGCTGGAGGACGGACACGTCGTTAATGCCGCCAATCTGCGATGTTGTGATCGCCGCCGCCGTGGTGCCACCAACTTCGCTGAGCGCCGCTTTCTGGAAACCAAACCCAGGGTCTTGTGCGGTAAACGCGCCGGCCGTTGATGTCATGATGCCACGGGCTGGGCGCGGGAAAAACGTGTTGTTGTTGTTCACCGATGCCACCAAAGCAACGTCGGTTTCGGCGACCGTACCAACGACAAATCCAGCGCCCGCGCTTGTCGTGACCGTGGTGGTGTTGAGGCACATCGACATGATGGCCGTAGCTGCCGCCGCACCAAGAGAGGTTCCACCGAACGAAATCGCCGGAACTGTCGCGCCCGTGTAGCCGTTGCCAAAATACGTCATCACAATTGCGGTGAGCGTGCCGGAGCCGGTAAGTGCGACACCCGTCAGTAGCGCGCCGGCCGTACCGGAAATGAGGTTGGCCTGGAACGGAGATCCCTGCCAAGCGTTTGCCGGATTGATGAGGCCGGGGGCTGGGATCGTCTGCGGTGTGTCGCCAGGGAACCGGATTGCACCCGGATAGAATTGGTACGTCGGGATGATATAAAACTGCGGGATCGACGTGTAACCCGCACCGGGGTTGACCTGCGTCACGCCCGTGATCACGCCGGCCGCGGATATGGTCGCGATGAATGTCGCCTGCACGCCACCGGGAGGCGGCGGGTCGCAGGCAATCGTAGGAGGAACCAGGAAGCCAGAACCGCCCTGCGTGACCGTAGGGGCGGGCACTGTACCACCGACCACCACGTAGCCCTGCGCGGTCGCTGTGACACCACCAGCGCCGGGGGCCGCGAAGGTGACCGACGACCCGGTTTGATTCGGGCCAATGCCGTTCACGCCACCGGAGCCGGCATTCGTGATCAGCGCGCCAGCGACGCAACCCGACATGTTCACAAGACGGTAGTTCGCACCGTCTGTTGAAATTTGCTCGAATGTGTTTGGCCCGGCGTAATTTCTCCAAATAGCGTTGGACGGATCCCACCATTGAATAACGGTCTGCGATCCCGTGGTAACCACATATTCCCCGGCTGGCGGGTAGTAAATCCCGCCTGGGATCAACATCACTTCGGTTGGCGTGCCGCTGATTTGCGGGCCACTGAACGGAAGCGGAAAAAAGCCTCTCATCTGCGCCATGGCGAGTTACCTCAGATTTTTATGTAGTCGAGGCCGCTGAATTTTCCGCAAGCCTTGGGGTTATCGGGATGCACCAAGATAACGCACCCTTCCTCACACTCCGCAACTGCGCAGAACGGGATGCCGGCAATCTCGATTACAAGATGACCGTCTGCCGTAATGGATAGACGGTCATCAGATGGCGCTAATGTCTGCGGCGCAAAATCTTCCGCCAACATGGCCCACGTACCAAGACCCATCACCGCGTATTCAGGTATTTGACCGGATTGCTTGGTGACGCTGGCGATATAGCGAATCATCAAATGACACGTAGGCTTGATCGGCTCTCCGGTAGCAGTGGACAGACTTGGAATTGCCGCAAGAGAGGCCAGCGACCCTACAATGAAATCTCTACGCGTCGCCATAGCGTCACCTCAAATTGGAAGGAATTGCAGACCGGAAAACTTGCCGTGGCATTTCGGTTTGACGTTCACGACCTCAAGCAACGACAGGATTGCGCTAATCCACCCGAACTGATTGTTCGGAAGGGTGCTCTCGAAACCGGAGAATGAAAACGCAGCGCGTTCGTGCAGGAACAAATTCAGGTAGCTTGTGTTGATCAAGTAAATGGTGCCCTCCGGGCAGTAGACATCCGCATAGAACGGAATGCCCGCGATATCCAACGCCTGGAACGATGAATGTCCGACGAAATTTGCGGAATCCAACTTGTCGGACGGGTTGATATTGTACCGTTCCTGCGGCGTGAAATCTTCGGCCAAAAGCGCCCAAGTGCCAGCTCCCATAATCCCTATTGTCGGCATTTCGCCCGTGGTTTTAGTAACCTGGGCGATATACTGAATCATCAGATTTCGCGTTGGAATTACGTTGCCGGTGTTGTTGACAAACGTGGATTTCCAAAACTGGTTTGTGAGACGAGGAATCCCGCCATAGGAATTGAGGAAAGTTCCATCGTCAATTGCACCCGGTAGTCCGACCAACTGCGCAGTATTAGCCACGTTATTGAATAACGCAGTTGCCATGGCGTCGATGGTGACGTTGGTCGCATCGTTAAACCTCGCGTCGATCAACGGAACAATGCTGTAATCGACCTGCACCAATCCCTCAAAACCGAGGAACGGAATCGGAGTGACGAACGCCTTGAGGTTAAACTCGGCATTCTGAATTCCGGGGATCGCACCTGGCTGTTGGAAACTGCCGCTGTAGTCGGTCCATTGACCGGCCACCATCGGCGTCCCTTGCACGGGCGCGGTGATCGGAGAGAGGCCGCCGCTCGCGACCTGCGCCGCAGATAGGAGCGCGCAAATCAGGGGCGCGGACTTCCAAATCTGCACGTAGACGCGGGGCATGAAAGCACGTCGGACAACAGCCGTCAGCTCTTGCGTAATCGGCCCCTGTGACGGGATGATTCCACTTCCGAATTGGGGCACTTAACGCCTCCTACCTCTGGAACGCGGCCGGGAGCCGGTTGCGTTTGAATTCTGTAATGACCTGGAACGCCGCGTTGCGCGTCGCGCCGTTAAGATTTTCCTTGAAGTCCTTGAAACCAAGCATCTTTCCGTCTTGACCGGGAACCGTTGGAAACTCCCAGGTCGAGCCACCGTGCTGTAGTTCCGGTGGGGGTTTCAAATCAGGATTTGGAGGCGGATTGCGCTGCGCGTAAATGTCTGCGCCGGCCTCCCAATCTGGCAAGCCGTAATGCTGCATGATCCGATCAATCACCTTGACCTGATCTTCGTTCAATTTCCGCTTGGCGATAACGTTGCGCTTTTGTTGGTCACGCGCGCGGGCGACGTGCTGCATCCGCTCGGCAAGACGGTCGTCCTCGAATTTCTTAGTGAACGCGTCGAATTTTTCTTCGAGGGCAACGTCACCAAAGGCGCGCGCCGCACCTGGATCGACCTGCTTCACGAGGCCGGCAAAATCCTTCCGGGTCTTCTCGTTGTGGGAAAGATTGAACGCCAGCTTGGAAAGCCGGTCCATATCGGCCGGGCTGAGTTGCGGACCTGTCATTGGCGCACCCCTACAGCAAAGCAACCTTGCTCTAAACGGACAACTTTCATCGGCCGTAATGAATCGAACCGGCCATCGGTATAGAGCGTTCCGCAATCGGAGAATTTCACGCCCGGCCTCGGTTTCCCCACCGGCTCATAACGCGGATGTTGTTCGAGCCAATCTTTTTGGCTTGGCGTCACGTCACCGGCCTCCCTTTGACCGACAGTTCTTTTTCCATGCCGTGAACCTTGCGCCGTTCCGCGTGCATGTGGTTGCGGAACTCGCCGTAGCGCGTACTCGCGAAGTACTCGGCACCGGGCGGGTTGACGAAATGGATTTTTTGAGCGTGCGCCTCGAAAATGCGCTTGTCGCTCGTTGACGACGGCTTGGCGATAGGTTTGTCGGTCATGCCGCGTCCCGTGTTGGTTCGAGTCTGAAACCAGCCTTTTTCAGTGCCGCCCTACAGGATTCAACGCGGTCTTCGGGAACGTCGTATTGAACGTCACGCTCCCCAGCGCCCGAACCAACGAGTATCGTTCCCGAGCCGACGTGTCGGCCGCCATGATCTTTGAAAATGGCGTTGGCGGCCTTGTCGAGGGCCTCGCCCGGACTGCCGTAAAAGTATGCGAAGACGTTCATCGGATCGGTCGCCATCTATGGTATTTGTTGACAAACTTCCATGCGCCTTTCGCCGCCGCGAAGCGGGTAGCACCATAGCGTCTGTACAGACGATAATTTTCGATCCACTTCGCAAGCGCGTGCATCAGATCGGACGCCCGCGGACAGCCTGCGGTCCGCCCTTCTCAAGGGTCATCTTGTTCTTGTCGAACATGGATTTGGAGGCTGAAGAAAACCCGCCGTAGTCCATGTACATTGGCGGGTTTCTAAACTGACCGTCTTCCATGCGGCGGCGATCCAAGTCCGCAGTGTCTACGCCTTTCGGCTTCAGAAATTCACCGGCCATTATAACCTCCAGGATTCGGCGGTTGTTCTGCGTCCCATTTCAAAAGATTCGGACGGCGTTTGCGCTCAAGACTTTCGGCCGTCTGGCGTCCAGCCCACACGAGGAACCGCTCCCATAATGTGAGCCAATGCATTTGGCCGTCACGAAAGACAAGCAATGGACCGTCGATGTGTTTCATCACAAACGACGGTCGGCCTGACCATGAATGGGCAATCCCTGGATTGGGATGATCGCTGTAGGTTTTCACGCTTCGCCTCCCGGTGCGATTCCACCCGGGGCACCTAGCGGTGGAGCGCCTGCCGGGCCACCCGGCATTCCACCCGCGCCACCTGGTAGACCGCCCAGCCCTGCCCCTGGGGGCGTCGCTGGGACGGGCAATGGCTGCTTAGGGGCCTCCGGTGTCGACTTCTTCATAAGGCCGTTCAGCATCGAAATAACGCGGGCCAAGGTGCCAAATTCTGGCGTCCCATTTGGGAATGCCGGCCCGACCTCCATAAGCATGTCGATGACCTTGCCGATTTGCTGCTTTCCCCGCGCCTGCATCCCCGCGCCAGTTCCAGGCGATACCATTGGGGAACCGCCGGGGCCGCTAGGGCCTCCTATGGGCGATTTCGGAAGCCCGATACCGGGCTTGGGCTGGGGCATAAGTCCCATGGAAATCAGCAAATCCGCATGAAAGATATGCGTATTGGTATGCCTCCGTTGAACTTACGTCAAGTCAATCAGGTTCCACAAAAGGAAACGGCCCCATCCGTGAGGTGAGGCCGCCCCGTGCGACTGGACGATGTATCTGAAAAATAAACTACCGGCGACCGCGCCGCTTGTGGCGCTTGCCGCGCCGGTTGTGAACGATGACCTCGGAATTCATGGTGTGCTCCTTTGCTCTTGCTTGCCCGTGGTCCACGGGCGGGGAGTTGAGCGCCGCCAAGAATACCGCAAAGCGCCCGATCGCACAAGCGCGTCAAGCCGTCGCCACAAGAGCGCGCGCCGGTCCATGTGTTCAGATGTCAATACCAATTCCTCAGCCAACTGCGGCCTGTACGAGCGTAGCTCAGCCTGAATTTCCGCCAACGTCATGCGGCTGACATCGCTCATATGAAGCCACTGTTGGTGGCCAACCACTCTGGCATTGTGTACGTACCGTCGCCGTTGTCCTCAACCTGGGACTTCGGCACCCACGCGGTTCGCTTGCCATCATAGAGTTGGAAAGCCTTTTGGGTTTCGGCACGCGCCTCCGCTCGAATGTCGATCAGTTTGGACGCCTTTGTAATCCCGAAAGCGCGGTCCATTTCATCGAATGCTATCGCCATTTTGTCGTCTCGCTACGTTCCGTGGTGGCAAGCCAATCTGTTCCGCGCGCCGCCTGAAAACGGCACGATGATGCCCAAGAATTTCGGCTATTTCTTTATCAGTCAAATACGTATCCCACAATTCTTTCAATTTGGTATCGTCAACCCGTCTGTTTGTGGATTTTCGATCAATTAATTTTCCATTCCAGCCACGATAAATAGTCATTTTTTCTTTCCACCGGCCTGCTTTGCAAGCAATTCCGGGTGTTGCTGCGCCATCTTCTTTTGCTGCCGCTTCCGCTTGTGTATCGAGTGCAGGAGGTTATCGCGAGACGGTGGGTTGGTCATGCGGATGAAATCTTCGTCGTCGATCGTACCGAACTTGCGATAGACCATTGCCATCTCGCGGGCCTCGTCACCAAACAGCGGCGAGTGAGAATGTCCGTCCACCCGCATTTTGACGTTGCCGGCCTCGCCCGGAAAAAACTCGTGTGATTTGTCATTCTCATCAGGCGCGGTCCGCAACTTGTCGTCGTCGTGAGCCATCTTCAACTTGAGGCCGATGTCTCCGATTTTCACCAAAGCTGGCTCGATAGCGAGCGCCGCCTTCTTGATGCGACCGGAACCGGATTTCTTTAAGTCTTGTGCGTGCTGCCTGGATCGGACACCCCGTTCGCTGTGGCCGGCAACAACCTCCGTAAGGCCAGACGCCTCCAGAAACTCGCCCTTAATCTCTTTGTACTCTGCGAAAATGTCGGGCGGCATATCGGGGGCCAGTTCCTTTACTGCCGCCTGTGGAAGTTGGTCGAATAGATACGATCCAGCACCACCAAAAGCGGCCATCTTTTCCTCGCTCAAGCCAAGGAAACCGGAACCGACTTTCGCCGGGTCTGCCTGGCGATCAAGGATGTCGTCAATCTGGTCTATACGCTGCAATAGCCAATCTTGCAGGGGAATGAGAACGTCGATATGTGCCTTACCCCAAAAGTAGTTATACTTGGTGTATGGTTGTATTTTTGAGAATGGGTGCACCCCCGGATAGAATGGGTTTGAATCTGATATTTTCTCTCCGGCCTTAAGCCGGCCGAATAAATCAACGACGTTAGATGTCGCCTTTTTATATAGATTTATTGTATCTACACTATCACCGACCATAATATCAGGCTCAAGGACGTGAATCGTTCGATAATCTGTCGTGCGGTCATCCCACACCCAAAGCTCATTCCACCTCACAAGCGGGACGGACGACTTTGCCTGATAAGTTGCTGTTGGAGCATAGTCAGGATTAACCTGACCAAACAGAGTCCCGCTTAAGCTTGCTCCGGTCGATCCTGAAATGATCATTCTCTGAAGCATTTCAGGGAATGGCGACATGGCCGCGGTGTGCGTCACCTTAAGCCGCTCTATTTCGTCATCCTTGCCGGCCAAAATAAGTTTCCCGACCGCCTCTTGATACTCGATAAAATACGTATGCACAAAACAACTTTGGCTATCCAAGTCCTTGATGTCCTCCCGGTAAACGCCGAAATTATGCGGAGGAACCAACTCAAGAAACCATTCGCCTTTGTCGCGATTCCATCCCTGTTTGGTGAGTATCGTGTCGTAAACCAACGACCACGGGATTGCGTCCATGATCGCCTCTGAAATACCGCAGTCCTGGAAATCCTCATTGAAATCATCCTGCAATGCTTGCGCTTTCAGGATCGACAATTCGTCTTCGGTGTTCTCCGCTGCGATGTGGAAAAACGCATGGTCTGGCGCGTACAGAAACGAAGTCACAAGATCAAGGTGACTATTGATGACATTGACGCGGGCCTGCTCCAAACCTGAGTTACCGAATAGGTAATATTTTTCACGCCACTGATATATTTTATCCCGTTCATCACGTGTCGAAAGACAGCGCTCAATAAGGTAGCGCACGCACTTTTGTAGTTCTTCTTTTTCGGTTGGAAGGATCATATTCCACGCTGTTTTGTTCGCGCCACGATAACGGAGTTTGCGAGTGGTCCAGGTAGCCACCTGCTATCACGGCTTTGCGCCGAATCTCCAACCACCACTTTATTTGAGACGGACGTTGCGGAAAACGATGCGATGGCTCCCGCGTTGGGATGGTGTGCATCCGGGATCGGGCTTGATATCCCGAATCCCCAATTATGAGTTACTCCGGGGACCGTTGGATGGATTGGTGCGCGCGGCATTGCACGATTAAGTCGCGAATTAGAAGGGCTGTTAAGATTAGTAAGGCCGTGCTGGTCAGCAATACTACGGATGCGAGCGTCCATGCGTGGTGCAATAGAATTAACATGGCCACCCCCAGGTATCCAACCAACCCGGACGCACCCGCAAGCAGGACATGGCGGATTGTCGTTCGCAAACGAGTGGAACGTTTCGCCACATCGGTCATTGAGGCACCGCCAGTCGCGAGAAATCATGGAATTTCAATCCAATGTGTAGCTTCCCGTAATTCGTCAATGCAAAAACCTGCATCCTTGTGCCATTGACAAAATGATACAAGGTCCGACAATCCGTCGCGAGGTGGCGCATAAACGATTATACGGCGATCTTTTGGCGCAGTTTCAATTGAGTTCACGTTGGCACCGTTATATTGCTGCGACGGAGGTAGTTGGAAATCAACTTGTCAATCGGCTGATCGCCGCCGCGTTTGTCGATTTCAAGCGCCTTCTCGCGTGTCATTCTGAGACCAATCAACATTGGTTGCAACCACCTCCGCCAGCAATGGTAGGCCATCGCCGCAGCAACAACACGATCATCGTTTCCACCACCTTCTGCGGCTATAGACCCTTCGTTGTTCACCAAACGGCGCATTTCTTCGATAAGCGGCAATGAACTTACATCAGCCCTTCCTAATTCAACGCCGCTTTTGAATCCAGACATGATATACCGTTTAATGTCATCTGTCATTACTAAATGATACGCCAACTCACCTGACATTGAATCAATTCTCTGATAATAGAAATCCCTTACGTTTTTCAGGCAGTTTTTCAATTCGTAATTGTCTGACGTTGGTGATATTTGAACAAGATGATCCTTAAGCCTTTTCAGTTCCTCGAATACATCCTTTCCTGCGCCATTTATTTCCAGTATGACGCGGCTGTCTTTTTGACCATAGAAACCAGCGAGGTGCGCCACGACCCACGCTGTTTGATAAGTCGAAAAGACAGAAGTGCAATATTCCGCTACTTGCTCTATACATTCTGCAAATGCTCTCCACACTTGAATGCAACAGTTGTCCGCTTGATCAGACGATCCGAAATTAGGATCGCACGAAATAATATAACTACCAAATCTTGAACTATGTTTCCATACCCTAAGTTCCGCGCGAAGATCGGTGACTTGATAAACGTCGATTTCCTCCCATCGTCGTGTCATGCGGTAGCGGTAAGTTTGAAACGGGCGCTTATGAGCGTCTCGCGTAATCTGTGTGAGCACCGGAGCGGTGAAATACTTCGATCCCGTAGATTGGAATGCATCATCTTCAGTAAAAGGGAACTCTTGATCCATTATAGATTGATCGTTTGCAAATTCATCCTCCATCTTCCATCGATACCATGCTAGTTGTTGCAGGCTGATATCGAACTGATATTGTTCCCGAACTGCACGCACGCGTTCACGCTCAAGTTGCGATAGTTTATTATTGGGAGCAAATATTTTGAAGCGATTGTCGCGCACGTGGAACTGGTTTCGTTCGTCTCGCCACCATCCAGAGAAAATAAAACGTACAGTTTTTGACGTTTTTGCTGACTGACACTGATCATAGAAGTGATTAAATCCATTTGCGGTGCTCTCCCATATTTGCAGACGGTGCGTGTAAATAGACGAAATTGACGACTTGAACGCCTTTAGATCATCCTCGTTTGCGTAGAACGCGACCTCCGTCCCGTGGACGTAATTAGCAGCAAGAGAGCGCCCTAAACCACCACCGCTGTTTTCGTTAACTCCACCTATGAGGTACGAGAAACTAGAGTCATTATCGAACAATAGTATATTACGGTTGTGGCTTATGACATTCGGACGGAACCTCTTGCCGTCAACTTTCTTCGGCATTGATGCAAGCTGAATTTCAATCTGAGCGCGCCACTTCGCGAGCGCCTTTTCCTCGTGCAGGATGAAGGTGCCGAGCAAGCCAGGATGTGCAAGGGCGTAGAAAAAATCGACCGCAAGAAAGAGCGTCGTCGATCCTTGTTGCCGGCCCTTAAGGACAACGAAAGTCGTAATCCCTTCGTTGAGGCCCTTGGCGACCTCATTCAAAATATATTGCTGACTGCCGAGCAAACGAAGAGGAACCCGACCATAATCGCGAGACTGGATTTTCAGGTGCTTGATGTAGCGCTTGAACTTAGCGAGCGGGAACTTGGCGACCTTGGTAGGGGCACCGATCTTGAAGTTTTGACGTCGTGCAGACTTCATTTATCCACCGATCGTATGCGATATCCACAAGTTTGTTCCACGCCATAACTTCCATGTCAACGCAACTGTGCTCTAGTAATAACTCAATTACTCGATCAATGTTTACGACGACATCAGAGTGAGTAACGGCCGCGCTGAGAGCAGATTCCGCAGTGTGTGTTTGCATGACCTCACTAGCGGTTTCTAACGGCCGTTTCTCTGGCATCACCTCCTTTCTTAACTTCCCATCATTGGGCGGTAATCGTTCGGTATTGGGCCGCCCGCGTTGTCCAACTCGCATCACCTCCTTTGCAATCTGTACGTTAGACCAGCACCGTTGTCCTTTGTGACCATCTACATGATAGCCCCAATACGAATGCGCCGACATGCCGTGAACGGCGCGGACCTCTTTCGCAGAGGACAAGCACTCAGCGTGCAGCCGACCGGCTAAAATTATAAGGATAAATGCGGTTGCAAGCACAAACCAAAACCATTTTCTCACAGTTCCCCCTTTGCCATTTTATGGGCGCTAATAATACGGTCTATTTCGTCTTGGTAAGTCCACCCCAAAAGAGGTTTCCCAAGAACATCAGTGCAGTAGTCTCTCTTTTTTGCCAAATCTGATATCTTTTTTTTCATTTCTTCATTCATAATTCACCCTTTGCCATTTTCTCAAGGTCGCCTCGCATCTTCGCGAACGGCATGGCCGGCAAGCCTTCCTCTCCACGCTGGCGCCGCGCCACCATGTCGAGCATTTGCAACTCTCCGAGCATTTGCCTATTAGCGCGCTCAACTCGCGTGACATGACGACGGAGGTTGCGGTCATACGCTGTAGGGGCGAGACCCGCCATCTGGCGCAAGAGACGATTAGGGCGCATAATTTCACCTTGCAAAAATTCCTGTGGATAGTATCATAAATCGCTGAAACGTCAATGCATTAGGACATGGCAGCCATGCCGATACTTAATCACAATCTTACCGATCTTGATGCGAGGCAAGTGCAGAGCGAACCGGGAATGGCGTACTTCGCCGGCACGGGACCTCGTGGAAAGACGTGCGGTCATTGTATCTATTGGGGCTATAGCAAGGAATATGGACGCGAGCGCACGAACAAAGAAACAGGTGAAATTTACAAACCAATGAAGGCCAGCGAAGCATGTAAAAAGTACTTCCTCATAACAGGTAAACACGGACCTGCGATCAAGTCCGCGCTGTTGTCGTGCAAATACTTCGAAGGAAAGTAGCCCATGATAAAGGAAACTCCATTTGATAGATTGCCGCGATCACCTCGCAACATAATTGTGGAGGCAGAGCATCAGGGATTTGACGACGGATATTTTCGTAAAGAGCGTTTTTATGCCGGTCAAGCTGTGGCGGCAGACGTATATTCTAAGGCGTTTGATGATGGGCAACGACAGCGCGCCACCGCAGATAAGGCGGCACGCAGTGCAAAGGGAAATAAAAAATGAAGTGCAGCGGTCGCTCTGGTTTCGGCTCACGTCAGACACAGGGTCCGACCAAAGCTCTTTTGTTACACCGACACCGCTGCTTGCCTGTGTATCACCCCTGTGTCGGTAACTAAACCCTGAAGCTCAATTGCTTCGATGTTTTCTTGCGGCCTTCAGTCGGTGCTTTGGCTTCCACAAAGGACGCCTCGACGGTGTCGATCTTCTCGCGTAGCGTCTCGAAAATCTTGTCCTTTGCTTCATCCGTCCAGTCATAAGACTGAATGCTGGAAAGATGATTGAGGGCGTTAAGGGCATCGATCGCACGCGACACCCGAGCGGAAGCGAGACGCGAGAAATCAGCGCGCTTCTCCTCTAGCGTCTTCTTTGGTTTTTTTGCCTCTGTGGTGGCGTCATTCAATGGAGTAGGGCCGCCGTTGACAGCGCTACTGGCGTGGTTCTCCGATGCCTCACGCCGTTCCTCATCTTGGTTGTTCAACAAATCACCACCAGTGTTGATATCTGGCGCGTCTGGATTAAGAACGGTTCCGCCGGAACCGCTTGATCCTGCCCATTCTCCGGTCATTTGTGATTTCTTTGCCATTGGAGAGTTCTCCGATTTGTGTAATAGGATATGGAATATTAGATCACAGGAAACACCGGAGGACAAGACGTGAGTGACAACGACAATATTATTCCTATCCCGCCTCAGTTTGCCGCTCTGGGCATTACCGAAGGAG